CATACAAACCGCCGGCGGTCCTGCCGAAAACGGAATATCAGCGCGTCAAAGAACTCAAGCAGATGCTCATTGAGGGCAAGGGGCAGCAGGTTGTCCAAAAGGTGATCGACATCGCCTTGGACGACGGCCACCCGAGCCAGATGGCGGCGCTAAAGATGTGCATGGAGCGGGCGCTTCCGATGAGCGTCTTTGAGAAGACCGCTGCACAACGCAGTGCGGTGACGATCAACATCACCAGTTTTGGCCAGCCATCGACGCCAGACGCGGAGGTCATCGATGTCTGACTTGAACTTCAGCCTACTGCCTTGGCAGCAGGAGGTCTACTCCGACGACACCAGGTTCAAGGTGATCGCAGCAGGGCGGCGCTGCGGGAAGTCGAGGCTGGCCGCGACCACGCTGATCATAGAGGGGCTGCGCTGTCCGCAAGGCAGTGCGGTTCTATACGTCAGCCCGACGATGGGGCAGTCGCGGCAGATCATCTGGGACTTGCTGCTCGACCTTGGGCGCGAGGTGATCCAGTCGAGCCACGTCAACAATCTGGACATCACGCTCATCAATGGCGCGAGGATCTACGTCAGGGGCGCGGACAGGCCCGACACGCTGCGAGGCGTCAGTCTGACCTACGCCGTGCTCGACGAGGTGGCCGACATCAAGCCAGAGGCGTGGGAGCAGGTGATCCGCGCCAGCTTGTCTGACAAGAAGGGCCGGGCGATGTTCATCGGCACGCCCAAGGGGCGCAACTGGTTCCACGATCTGTGGAAGTTGGGTCAGGAAAACGACCCGGACTGGAAGAGTTGGCACTTCACCACGCAGGACAACCCGCTGATCGACGCGAGCGAGATCGATAGCGCCAAGAAGACGCTCAGCAGCTTCGCGTTCAAGCAGGAGTACATGGCGAGCTTTAGCAACGCTGGCGCGGACGTGTTCAAGGAAGAGTGGATCAAGTACGGAGAGGAGCCGGAGTACGGCAGCTACTTCGTGGCGGTTGACCTGGCAGGGTTCGAGGAAGTGGCAAAGCAGGCGGCCAATGCCAAGAAGAGGCTCGATGAGTCGGCGATTGCGGTGGTCAAGGTGACGGACGACGGCAAGTGGTTCGTCAAGGAGATCGACCACGGGCGCTGGGACATCCGCGAGACGGCCGCGAAGATCCTCATGAAGATGCGCGACTACAGGCCGCTGTCGGTCGGCATCGAGAGGGGGGCGCTAAAAAACGCTGTTTTGCCGTATTTGAGCGATTTGATGCGAAAAAACAATGTGTTTTCGCACATTGTTGACTTAACGCACGGCAACCGAAAGAAAACGGATAGAATTATATGGGCGTTGCAAGGCCGGTTTGAACACGGCAGAATCGTGCTCAACAGCGAAGAGGAATGGGACACGTTCGTTGACCAGCTCGTCATGTTCCCCTCCGTCGGCGTGCATGACGATTTGCCAGACGCGCTAAGTTACATCGATCAGATGGCAATAACTAGCTACTTCGAGCAGGAAGATAGCGACGAATGGGCACCTATGGATGTTATTGCGGGGGTCTGACATGGATCAAAATGAGTTCTACGAGCCTACGGAGAACGACAAAGAGCTGACAGCGTTTGTTGTAGACCACTGCGACCGCTGGCGCGACTATCGCAACACCAACTACTTGGACTCGTGGCTTGAATACGAGCGTATTTTCAGGGGCGAATGGGCCGCTGAAGACAAGATCCGCGACTCTGAGCGTTCACGAATCGTCACGCCTGCCACGCAGCAGGCCGTCGAGACGCGCCACGCGGAGATCATGGAGGCGATCTTCGGTCAAGGTGAGTTTTTTGACATCTCCGACGACCTCAAGGACGTAGACGGCAATCCTCTGGACGTGGCTGTGCTCAAGGCGCAGCTCATGGAGGACTTCAAGCAGGACAAGATCCGCAAGGCGATCGATCAGATCGAGCTGATGGCGGAAATTTACGGCACCGGCATCGGCGAGATCATCGTCAAGACCGAAAAGGTGTTCGAGCCGGCCACTCAAGCGATTCCAGGGCAGCCTGGCCAGGCGGCGATCGGCGTAGTTGAGAAGAGCCGGGTTGCGGTCAAGCTCATGCCGGTCAATCCTAAGAACTTTTTGTTCGATCCAAACGGCACCAGCATCGACGACTGCATGGGCGTGGCGATTGAAAAGTACGTCTCTATCCACAAGGTCGTTGAAGGCATCGAAAAGGGCATCTATCGCAAGGTCAACATCACGCCGGAGTATGAAGACAGCGATCTGGAGCCGACACAGGAGTTAAGTCAGTACCAGGACGAGAAAGTGCTGCTGCTGACGTACTACGGGCTGGTGCCGCGTGAGTATCTGACGGAGGAAGACAGCGACGTCGTGGAGTTGTTCCCTGACGATTCGGCTGCTGAGGACTACACCGACATGGTGGAGGCCATCGTAGTGGTGGCAAACGGTGGGATGCTGCTCAAAGCCGAGGCCAACCCCTACATGATGAAGGATCGCCCCGTCCTGAGCTATCAGGACGACACGGTGCCCAACAGGCTGCTGGGCCGTGGCACGGTGGAGAAGTCCTACAACATGCAAAAGGCGATCGACGCTCAGGTCAGGAGCCATCTGGACTCGCTGGCGCTGACGACCGCGCCTATGATGGGCCTGGACGCCACTCGGCTGCCGCGAGGCGCTAGGTTTGAGGTCAAGCCGGGCAAGGCGTTCATGGTCAACGGCAACCCGGCCGACATCATGTACCCGTTTAAGTTCGGCGAGACGAGCCTGAACAACCTGAACACGGCCAAAGAGTTCGAGAGGATGCTGTTGCAGGCCACTGGAACGCTGGACAGTCAGGGAATGGTAAGCCAAGCCTCCCGCGACGGCGCGGGGATGTCGATGGCCGTGGCTACGATCATCAAGAAGTACAAGCGCACGCTGGTGAACTTCCAGGAAGACTTCCTGATCCCGTTTATCCAAAAGGCGGCGTTCAGGTACATGCAGTTTGACCCTGAACGCTACCCGTCTGTGGACATGAAGTTCATTCCGACGGCGACGTTGGGCATCATCGCCCGCGAGTACGAGCAGCAGCAGTTCATCGGGCTGCTACAGACGCTGGGGCCGAACACGCCAGTGCTGCCGCTGATCTTGAAGGGCATTCTGAACAACTCCAGCTTGACGAATCGCTACGAGTTGATCTCGGCGCTTGAGCAGATGAGTCAGCCTGACCCGCAGGCCCAGCAGATGGCCCAGGCGCAGCAGCAATTGGCCCTGCAAGCCGCGCAGGCGCAGATCGCAGTGCAGACTACCCAAGCGGAGCAAAACCGCGCTGAAGCGGCCAAATTGCTCACGGAGGCGCAACTCATGCCTCAAGAGGTGCAGGCCAAGGTCATCGCCTCGACGACCAAGAACTTGCCGACGGGGCAGGAGTCAAGTGAGTTCGATAAACGGGTCAAGATCGCTGAACTGATGCTCAAGGAAGCGGACATCAAGAACAAGTCTAAGATTGTCGAGCTACAGATGCTCAGCGCGGGCAATGAAGTCGCCGACGTCGAAGACGATTTTCTGCGCACCCTATCTTCGGAGTTGAAAAATGGAACTCGCTAATATTTTTTCGTCTGATGACGCCGCAGACCGCGTTTTTGCATCTGTTGACAACTCCATCTCGGACATCAAGGCGATGCAGCGGCGCAAGGTCGCGGAAAACGTCCAAGTTGTCATCCAGGCGCTCAAGAAGATCGAGTCGGATCTTCAAGACCGATACGACGGCGTGACGACTGTCATTGAAAAGCGTGTTGCTTCGCTCAAAGATGGCCGGGATGGCATTGACGGCCGCAATGGCCGTGATGGTAAGGACGGCCGACCTGGCCGTGATGGCGCGCCTGGCGCTCGTGGGCCTGCCGGGGCACCCGGCATGGACGGCCGCGACGGTCAGGACGGCGTGTCGGTCACTGATGCGAGGATTGACTTTGATGGCAGCCTGATCATTGGTCTGTCATCTGGTCGCGAGATCAACGTCGGTGAGGTGGTGGCACCTGACTTGGCCGAGCGTATCAAGGTCATCACCAACGGCGGCGGCACCAGCCAGACCGTGCTGGATGCCTTGGCCGGGCTTCAGGCGCAGATTGACGCCTTTGGGTCCGTTAACTACCAAGGCACTTGGAACGCGGCGACTAACACGCCGACCATCACCAGCAGCGTCGGCACCAACGGCTACTACTATGTCGTTTCGGTCGCTGGATCGACCAACATCAATGGAATATCCACGTGGGCCGTTGGTGATTGGATCATCTTCAATGGCTCGGTGTGGCAGAAGATCGCCCAGGGAAACACCGGCAACTTCACCGACCTGTCGGCCTCTGGCACTGTCACTCTGTCCGGCGGCACCGCCAACGCCGTGGCCTACCTCAACGGCTCCAAAGTCCTGACCACTGGCTCTGCGCTGACGTTTGATGGGTCAAGTCTCGGTATTGGTGTGGCCCCGACAGCCAAACTTGATGTATCCGGCGCTTCAGGCGCAATCGTAAATGTTCGAGGAACTGGAGATGCTTATCAAGAACTCGCAGGGGGTGGTCGTACTCCGGGCACAGGTTCTTTGCTTGTTGGGCAAGGCAATGTAGGTGAAGGGTATCTCTGGAACCGTTTTAACAGCTACCTTGCTTTCGGCACCAACAACGCTGAACGCGTCCGCATCGACGCTGCAGGCAATGTGGGTATTGGGACGAGTTCGCCGGGGGCAAAGCTGGATGTCAACGGGTCTGTGATTACCAGAGGAACTACCAGCATTCTGGGCGGCTCAAATTTTGACATCTACAACAGTGCTGGAAACGGATACACACGACAGTCTGTCGATGGCTCCAATAATTTTGTAATTTCAAACACGACTGCTGCTGGATCTATTACTTTTGGTACAAACAGCACTGAACGCGCCCGCATCGACGCCCCCGGCAACCTCGGCTTGGGGGTGACGCCGAGTGCGTGGTGGTCTGGCGTTAAGGCTCTGCAAGTCAATGGTGCTTCACTGCTTTCCAGCGGCGTCACGGCCAGCCTAACTGCAAACGCACATCTGAATAGCAGCGCCGCATGGACGTACACCGCCACAAATAGCGCAACACACTACGAACAGACGCTTGGCCAGCATCGCTGGTACACCGCCCCCTCCGGCACAGCAGGCAACGCGATCACCTTCACGCAGGCGATGACGCTGGATGCGGCGGGGAATTTGGGATTGGGGGTTACATCCCCAACAGGCAGCGGTCAAGTGATGCAGATTTATGGTTCGTCAATTGCCGAAATGCGGCTGACCAACTCGACCTCTGGTATCACAGCAGGAGATGGCCTCACCTTTCAGTTGAACGCCGCCAACGGATATGTCTGGAACTACGAGGCCGGATTCTTGTCGTTGGGCACAAGCGGCTCCGAACGCGCCCGCATCGACTCCAGCGGCAACTTTGGCGTAGGCTCTACCAGCCCCAGCACATACGGCAAGATGGTGGTAGAGGGGTCTGGAAGTTTCACCAACGCTTTGGTTTCGACCAGCAGCACGTTGACTGACAAGCCGACGCTGGAATTCCGCAAGACGATGAACGTCACCAGCGGACAGACAGGCACGATTGGCCGTATCTCATTCAACGGTAAGTTTGGCTCTACCGACGGCGAAATGGCGTTCTTAAACGTCTCAACGAGCAATGTTGGTGGCATTACCGACAACAACATTTTGACTTTGGGTAACAAGTCCGTGTCTGTTGGAGGCAATACACAGACGCAGCTTACACTGAACGCTTCAGGCTTCATCCTTGAGGACAACAACGCAAACCTCTGGCAGATACAAAGCAACGTCATTACGGGGCAGGCGGATAATTACCGATTTAAGTCGGGCGGAGGTACGACTGAATATGCTCGTTTCACTACTGCCGGTGAGTTCTACATTGCTGGTACAACGGACCAAGGCGCGTACAACCTGCAAGTCAATGGCACTGGCGTGTGGGGTGCTGGTGCCTACGTCAACGGCTCTGACGCACGGCTGAAAGAAGATGTGCAAGACCTTGCGCCTGCGCTTGATGTCATTGCTGCGCTGCGCCCTGTGACGTTCAGATACAAGGAGGACTACTCCAAAGACCAGAATGTTCAGCCGGGCTTCATCGCTCAAGAACTTCAGCAAGCCATGCAGGGGCAAGCGTACGTTGACGGCGTAGTGCAGTCTGGTCCAGAGTTCTTGAACGTGGCCTACCAGTCCCTGGTGCCGCTGCTCACCAAAGCCATCCAAGAGCAGCAAGCCATAATCAATCAACTCAAGGCCGATGTGGCCGCACTCAAAGGAGCTTAAACCATGACCACTTGGACCATCTCTTGCCTTGACCACCGCACGTCTGACGGCTTCGTGACCACAGCTCATTGGCGCGCTACGGCCGTGGATGGCGACTACAGCGCCAGCGTCTATTCGACCTGCGGCTGGAGCGAAGGCCAGCCCACCGTGCCTTATCTCGACCTGACCGAGCAGCAAGTGCTTGATTGGGTCTGGGGAAGCGGCGTAGACAAGGATGCTGTAGAGGCAACGCTGGCTGCTCAGATTGCCGCACAGAAGAACCCTCCGATGGCCACTGGCACGCCTTGGAACACGAATGAAGCCGCTTGACCAAATCGCCGACGACATCTTTGCTTCGGTAAGCTCAACGGCCTTTGAGACAAAGGCCGCGCAGCAGCGCAAAGCAAACGATAACGTACAGGTCATTGTCCGTGAACTCAAGAAGATTGAGACGGACATCCGCGACCGTTACGACTCCATCGGCGGCAAGATCGAAGAGCGCGTTGCCTCGATCAAAGACGGCCGTGATGGGCGTGATGGTGTAGACGGCCGACCTGGACGCGATGGACGGCCTGGCCCGGAAGGCCCACGGGGGCCGGCTGGAGCGCCTGGCAGAGACGGCAAAGATGGCAAGGATGGGGAAGACGGTGTGTCCGTCACCGACGCCAAGATCGACTTCGACGGAAGTTTAGTCATTGGCTTGTCGTCTGGCCGTGAGATCAATGTTGGCGAGGTTGTAGCTACTGACCTGGCGGAGAAGATCCGCGTCACGATGTCCACCAACTCAACGGTGGCCATTCAAGACGAAGGAACGACTGTCACTGACGGCGTCCGCAACATCAACTTCACCGGCTCAGGCGTAACGGCCACGGCTTCTGGTGACAGCGTGACGGTCAATGTCTCGGGCGGCGGTAGTTCGTTGGCCATTAAAGACGAGGGTACGACGCTTACCAGCGCGGCCACTAGCATCGACTTTACTGGCTCTGGCGTGACGGCGACCAACGTCGGCAGCGCTGTTTCTGTAGCCATTGCAGGCGGCATCCCAAGCGCAAACATCCAAGAGTTCACCAGCGTAGGAACTACAAACTGGAGCAAACCCGTTGGCGCAAAGCTGGTCTACGTCCTGATGTTTGGCGGCGGCGGCGGGGGCGGCTCTGGAAGGCGCAGGGCTTTGGCTTCTTCTGCCACGGT